TTGATTGCACCTTTTGAACTCTTGGTTGGATATATTCCACCACCTTTTCCTGTAATTGTGTTTGGATCATATAAAAAATATTCGTGTATATCTGGAGCAGCTTCTGATTTAGGATCATTACCATTTTTTGAAACATCAAATGGTGATAATCTATTAGAACCATTTTTATCAGTTTTGCGAATTAATCTAATTTTGAGTGGATCTATAAATCTTACTTCTTGAATACCATCAGTTGGATTATCTAAATCAATAACTTTATGGTAGTAAATTCTTCCATCAATATACCAAGTACGAAAAATCTCATGACACTTTTTATCAAAGTTCATAAGTTGTTTAATATATTTAAATTCTCTTCGAATTATTTCTTTTAATTTATCAGAACTTGGAAGGTTTGATAATTCTACATCTACTGGTGAATCATTTAAATCAGATACGATTGCTTCATTTACAACATCTTCAATCGCACTATCACATTCTGGATGTAAACACATCTCACGATATCTACGAACTAAATCCTGTTCGCTCTTGTATACTCCCTCAATATCTACATATTGTCCATAGAATCCACTCGACACATAAAAATCCGACTTATCCTCATCGCTAGGAGTTACTGGTGAAATAACTCCTTTTGATTTGGACTCAGACGGATCTGGTAATTTAAATCCAAAAAGTTTTGCCATTGTATAATTAAGTTTCTATTATTATACCACTATTTATGAATTTGTGCCAAGTTGTGTAGTTCCATCAGGATTAAGTGCATCCCACCACTGGACTTGCATCTCTACAGTAAACTCTTCAATTGAATCTGAACTATCATACGATAGAGGTATATCTGAAATGGTTGTTGGGAAAACACCATAAAATCTATACTGTTTAAGAACAGGAATTTCTGTGCTACTTAAAGGAGCTGGTCCTCCAAGTTTAGATCTTCCTAATTGTCTAACATACACATCTTTTTGATAATCATTAGAAAATGTCAATCCTGAATTATCTTCATGTTTGTTAATTAAGTTCATCCATCTTTCAAATGCTGTTCTTATGCTAAAATCAACATCATTGATAACAGTTACTGTCCAAGGAGCAAATGTTCTGTCACCAGCAATTTTTAAATTTCTTCCTCTAAAAGGAACCTGAATTGTAGCAATTGTGGATTCGGGTAACTGTGCACCCTTAACTAGGAATCTAGTTTTATCTTCAAGTTCATCTGAACTTGTATTTGATGGGATAGCGTCGGCTGGGAAGTATAATTCGCATTCAAACAAATTAGGTCTTGCACCACCTCCTACCATACGACCCTTGAATGCATCAAGAGTTCTATCTTTTGTATTTGGAATGTTTAGGTTAGCCATTTAATTTTTTCCTCTTTTAATTTAAACGTTTCCAACGACTTCTTCAAAACTTACTCCTGTGCGTGTTGCAACAAATGTAAGTCCGATAAAGTTAATTGACCTATTAGGTTTGACAAATATATCAGCCCTAAATTGATTTGAATCAATTATATCTGGGGTGTTATTTGTTTCATCACAGATAACAACATAATCAGTGATACCTCGTTTTGCTTTCACATCACGAAGATATGGATCAACAACATTTAAGAAACTTGATCTTGTAATAATATCGTTAAATTCAAAAAGTTGATCTCTTGCTACTCTTTCGATTACCTGTTCGATTGTTAAGAATAAACGACGAACATTGATTCTATCAAAAGCAGAAGCATATCCAAGTCCAGTTTTATCTCCAAACAAGATAATTCCTGCACCAGGAGAAGCAATCACTGGATTGATTCTCTTTGGATATATTTTATCTCTTTGTGCTTTTGTTGGGTTATATGCTAATTTTATTGCACCGTTGATAGCACCTCTTGCTGCACCAGCAGGTGAGAACCAAGAGAACTGATCAATTGATGTTCTTGCCATTAAACCAGCAACATCTGGATTCATTGGAATGTATCTAAATTCATTTGTGAATCTGTTAAATGCATACTTGTAACCAGAATCAAACACTGCATAAGATGAGGATGGTAATGGATCAAAGAATTTAACAAGATTATCAGTTTGTTTATCAGAATCTGATACTCCTACAATGTAATCTCTAGGTGGAGAGATACAAGCAATACAATCTTTTCTCTCTTCAGCGATTGCAATTAGTTTTCTTGCTTTAGCAGAAGTCTCATCAGGTGTTGCAGCTGCAGGACCCATAATTAAGAAATTAATGTCATATTCTGCTACAGCCTCAAATTTACCATATGCTTCTATCAAATCACCCAATTCTGCATTAAAATCATTAACAGTACCACCATAATCTCCTCCTCCCCCAAGGGTATAAGTTGTTGATCCTATTGATGCAAAAGTAACACCTTGAGCATTTTCTGACCAATTACTCTCATCTGTTAATGTCCATGCAACAGATCCTGCAGTAGCAGTAAGTCCTGATGGTTCAGTTTTCGTAGCAGCAGGTTGTGCACCAGCAAAAATATATTCGGAACCATTTGCTATGTAATCTTTATAGTAAATGTTTTGTGATGGTGAAATTATTCCATCTTTTGCCTTTGAAAGATTTAAATGTTTTTCAACAATATTTCCAGAAATTCCTGTAAGTGAACCAGTATCGTCAATAACCACATAGTGGATTCCATCATTTTTTGAACTTCTTTTTGATGCATACTCTGATGTTCCAGGTCTTTCTGCAATACTCTTCCAAGAAACTGTAGAATTTGTTAGTCCTAAAGTTTGTTGATCGTACCAATCTGAAATGTCGGCAGATTGGATAGTTTGTGATCCAGATACAGTTGATCCCAAAGAAGCAGTTGCACCAGTTGTTGTAATAATTTTTAGAGCTCCAGCTACAAACGAATTAAGACCCCCTTCAGAGTACTCAACTGAAGTTGATGTTAACGAATCACCAGCACTACCAGTAACTATATCAGTAATTTTAACTTCGATGTTATTATTTGCACCTTCTACATTAACACCAGTAATAACTCCTCTTAAATATCCTGTTGCTAAACTAGTAGTTCCGATACCAATAATGGCTCTATTAACAAAAGTTTGAGATACTCCCAAACCAACTAAAGGTTGAGTAACAGTATTAACATCACCAGTTAATTTAATTATTTGATCTGCTTTAGCGTCAATCGCACAAACCTTTAATCCATTTCCCCAAGATCCTGGATTTCTTGCTGCAATTTCCCAAGTAGTAGCACCTGATTGATTATCATTATAATCATCAAATGACATAACTCTTACGCTGTTTGCAGTTCCAACAAAAGCGTTTGATAATCCTATTCCTGTGGTAGTATTAAAACTATCTGCTCTGACAACTCGAAGCACTCCACCGTATGAAAGGTATGCCGAAGCACACATCCAATATTCATAAGCAGCAGTTGATTTACCTGATGGTTCTCCAAATGTTTGTATAAGATCCTGTTCTGACTCGATAAGTTGTGGAACTCCAACTGGACCTTTTGCAAATGGAGCAGCGAATGCACCTACTTGTTCTGAAGCACCAGATATATTCCCTATAGTTAAGTCTACTTCTCTTACCTTGACTCCAGGAGATACTAAGTTAAGTGACATGTCTTTCCCTCTTTCTTTATAGAAGATTCAATTTACTAAAATTATTTATAAATTACTTTCCTTTACATGCATTATTACATTCATACATCTATTTGATGCTGATTGTTTGTGATCCGTCCTTATTGTCAGTTATAGTTATATTTTTACCTGGAAATGATTTTGATAATAATCTTTTCAATTTAGCATGCTTAAATGGATTCTTCATTAACGATACTCCCACATATAAGATCGATCACCATACTCATCAGTATGCCATACATCCCCTTCAGTATCAACAAAACTTCCTTCATCTAAACCATCAGAAATAAAACCAAATGGTGCCATGTCTTGTTCGATTTGATTTTTCTGTTCCTCATATAATCTTTTTCTTACATCCTGATCGGTAAGTTCTTTAAAATAATCCTGTGCAACCAACCATGCATATATCACAAGACACATTGCTAAATCATCATTACATCCTTCTTCTGCTTCAAATGAATTACTCTTTGATATGAATGTAGTGAGTTCTGATATTATTTCGTAGTCTTTGAATAATAATTTATTTTCTTCAATCATAGTTTTTAAATTTAGTGCTCCTACTTTTTTGACTGTTTTGGACATTTTGACTCCAAGTTGAGTTTTCTTTCCACTGAATCCTTGTCCTACGATTTGACCAGCACGACCTCTCATTGAGCACATCAAGAGGTTTTCATACTCCAAATCAAAGTTTAGTATAGCAGCAATTTGATCTCCGATGTCATTTACTTCACATAATATAAATGATTTGTTATAATTGGTTGCCACTTCATATATGATATTTGGGAAGAGCATTGGTTTGATTTCATTATTTCGATATTTTGCTACGACCTTATGTGGAAAGGAAGTTATGTCAGTCAAAACAAAAGCAGAATAATCTTCTCCAACTCCTCTTGCAACGTCAACTGTCATTAAGTAATCGTGATCTTTTTCTGGTGGATAGTAAACATCTAATCCTGCATTCTGCTTGATTGGATTATCATATATTAAAGCTTTGAGTTTACTTGGAGAAATCAGAGTATCAATTGATCCTAAGAACTCACACTCAAACTCAATTTTAAATTGTTGTTCTGATGTATTTGCTATCG